AGTCTTGCTGCAACAGGAGCAGTTCATTTTCAACAAGTTCAAGTTACTAGTGGAGCATAATGAAACTTATTAGAGAAGAAATAGAATCAGTTGACTTCATTGTTGAAGAACGCAATGGCAAAAAGTCAATGTATATTGAGGGTATTTTCTTACAAGGAGATATTCAAAATAGAAATGGAAGAATGTATCCAATAGACACCTTGAGAAAGGAAGTTCTAAGATATAATGAATCCAATATTGTCACTGGGAGAGCTCTTGGTGAACTTGGACATCCAGATGGTCCTACTGTTAATCTTGATAGAGTTTCACATAAAATTGTTTCACTCAAAGAGAATGGAAGCAATTTCATAGGAAAAGCAAAACTCCTTAATACTCCAATGGGTAATATCGCTAAAAATCTCATTGATGAGGGAGTTAAACTTGGTGTTTCATCAAGAGGAGTTGGTTCATTGAAACCAACAAAAGAAGGATATAATGTTGTTAGCGATGACTTCATGTTATCCACTGCTGCTGATATAGTGGCAGACCCTTCTGCACCTGATGCATTTGTATCTGGAATTATGGAAGGTAAAGATTGGGTATGGGATGGTGGTGTTCTTAGAGAACATCAAATTGCCAAAACATACAAAACAATCAACACTTTAGTTGATAAAAAACAATTAGATGAAAATAAAGTTAGTCTCTTTAATGACTTTCTAAATTCATTATAAAATTGTAACTTTTTAATCTACTAAATAAATATAGATTTAAATTAAATAAATCCTAATGTCTCGTGGTACAAAATTACAAGAAATGGAGCAATCTAAAACTGCTGTGAATGCCAACGCTGCACCTGCTGATGCAATGCCTAAAGCAAATGCATCTGGTGTCGTAGCACCAGGTAATACAGCCCAAGTAGAAGACCTTGGAGGTCCTACACCCCAAAATTACAAACCAGATGATGATTCTGCCAAGTTAAAAGAACCTGGTGCGACTCTGAAACAGGTAGCTGATGTAATTACTAAAAATGCTGCAAAAGCAGATCCAATGCCTACTGGCAATGCAACACCTGGCACACTATCTCAAGGAGATGACGTGGAAATAGAAGACTCACAAGAAGTAGTTTCTGAAGATCAATCAGAAGAAACCACAGAAGAGACATCAGTTGATGAGAGTATTAACATTGAAGATGATGTTAATGCACTATTAGGAGGAGAAGAATTATCTGAAGAATTTAAAGAGAAGGCAAAGACAATCTTTGAAGCTGCTCTTAATTCTAAGATAAAAGAAATTCAAGATACTCTTGAAATCCAGTATGAGCAAAAACTCAATGAAGAAAAGGAAGAATTAAAAGTCTCTCTACAAGAGAGAGTTGATTCCTATCTTGAGTATGTTGCTGAAGAGTGGATGACAGAGAATCAACTAGCTGTAGAGCACGGTCTTAAGACTGAAATGACTGAATCATTCCTATCTGGAATGAAGGGTCTTTTTGAAGAACATTATGTAACAATCCCTGAAGACAAATATGATGTGCTGGAAAGCATGGTAGAAAAATTAGATGATATGGAAACCAAGCTCAATGAGCAAATAGACAAGAATATTGGTTTAAACAAGAGACTCGGTGAGTCTGTTGCTTCTGGTATACTTGAGTCTGTTTCTGATGGCCTTGCTGCTACTCAGAAAGAGAAGCTCGCTTCACTTGCTGAAAGTGTAGAGTTTGAAAGTGAAGAAAAATATCGTGAAAAATTAGGAGTTCTTAAGGAATCATACTTTGCAAGAACAACTAATGAATCTGCTAAAGAAGTTGCTAAAGCACAAACTCTCTCTGAGGGTGTAGATAGTACAACTGCTCCTGTTTCATCAGGAATGGATGCTTACTTAAATGCTTTAGGTAGTTTTAAAACAAAAAAGTAGACTGAATTAATTATTAATCAAACGTAAATTTCACACAATTAGGTAAAATAGCAATGTTCCAATCAGAACAATTGCAAGAAAAGTGGGCACCGCTTCTTGACTATGAAGGTCTTGATCCAATCAAAGATAATCATAGAAGAGCAGTAACCTCTGTCTTGCTAGAAAACCAAGAAAAATTTTTAAAAGAAGAACAAGCATTTTCATCAGGTATAAACTTGATGGAAGCACCAACAAACTCTGCTAACGCAGCTGGTGCACAAGGTGGATTTGGTGCAGACGCAACTGCAGCTGGTCCTACAGCAGGTTTTGATCCAGTTCTAATTTCTTTAATTAGAAGGGCAATGCCTAACTTAGTTGCTTATGATCTTGCTGGTGTTCAGCCAATGTCTGGACCAACAGGTTTGATCTTTGCAATGAGATCCAGATTCACTAACCAGAGTGGAACTGAAGCACTATTCAATGAAGCAGATACTTCATTCTCTGGTACAGATGCTGGTGATGACAACACACTAACAAATCCATTCTCAGATGTAAATGTTGGTTTAGGTACAATCACACAAGCTGGTACAAACCCATCTGCCCTTAACCCAGTTGGTACTGCAGCAACTAACACTGCACAGTATACAGTTGGTCAAGGTATGGCAACTGGTGATGCTGAATCACTTGATGGCACAGGTAATGATGCCTTCAACCAGATGGCATTCAGTATTGAGAAAGTTACTGTTACTGCTAAGTCAAGAGCACTAAAGGCAGAGTACAGTTTAGAACTAGCTCAAGACCTTAAGGCAATTCATGGATTGAATGCAGAAGCTGAATTAGCAAACATTCTTTCTACTGAAATCCTTGCTGAAATCAACAGAGAAGTCATCAGAACAATCTATATGACTGCTGAACAGGGTGCTGTTTCAAACACATCTACTGCAGGTAATTTTGATTTAGACATTGACTCAAATGGAAGATGGTCTGTTGAGAAGTTCAAAGGACTTCTGTTCCAGATTGAAAGGGATGCAAATGCTATTGCACAGAGAACTCGTAGAGGAAAAGGTAACATGATCCTTTGTTCTGCTGATGTTGCTTCTGCATTAACAATGGCTGGTATCTTAGACTACACTCCAGCATTAAATTCAAACTTAAATGTTGATGACACTGGTAACACATTTGCTGGTACAATCAATGGTAAGTTCAGAGTGTACATTGACCCATATTCTGCTAACCTAACTGCTGCTAACGCTCAAGGTTCTGGAAATGCTGGTGAACAGTACTATGTTGTTGGATACAAAGGTACATCACCATATGATGCAGGATTATTCTACTGTCCATATGTACCTCTACAAATGGTAAGAGCAGTTGGACCAGATAGTTTCCAACCAAAAATTGGATTCAAGACCAGATATGGTATTGTTTCTAACCCATTTGCTGAAGGAACTACTCAAGGTCTAGGTAGACTGCGCATCAACTCTAATAGATACTACAGAAGAGTTGCTGTTAAGAACTTAATGTAAATTAATATTTACATACTTACAAAGAGATCTCTTCTTAGAGGTCTCTTTTTTTATTCCTAAAAATAATGATATTAGATTTAATTCCAGAAGACAATCAAATACTACATCAGAAAGTTAAAAAATGTAGTTATAATCTGGATCGCAAAGAATTATCTAAAACATTGGTTGAAAATATGAAACATCATGAAGGTTTAGGATTGTCTGCTAATCAGATTGGTATACCTGAGAGAGCATTTGCTATGATAAGAAATATAGAATATAATGAGATTATAGTTTGCTTTAATCCTAAGATTGTGAAAACATCTACTAAAAAATCAGTGATGGAAGAAGGATGCTTATCTTATCCAGAACTATTTTTAGATGTAGTAAGACCAAGTGAAATTGTAGTTAAATATGAGGATGAAGATAAAAAGACTCATAAAATAAATCTAGTAGGATTTTCTGCAAGAGTATTTCTACATGAGTATGATCATATGGAAGGTATTGTGTTCACTCAAAGAAACCTAAATAATTAAAAACTAATAAAAATGGTTTGGCATATTAAAAAAACAAGCATAATCTCTTCAGCAGGAACTGTTTACTATAAAGGTAATAACTGTTGGACTGAGGACTTTAATGAACGTTCTACATATACCTCTCAAGCAAAAGCAAAAGAAGAGGATTATATCTGGGGAAGGAGTAAGTGGGATGTCACTGCTGTAAATGAAGGATAATGAAAAGTTTTGTCAATTTCTCAGAGAACTTAGAAGATAAGAAACAACAGTTGATGCAGAAACAAAAAGTGATGCAGCAAATGGAAAGAGAGAGGGCGTCTAGATCTAATCAGGAATTTCAACAAGATAAAGAAGAAAAACAATCTAGAATAGATCAAGAAAAAGAAGAGGAGAAAAAATTAGAACAATTGAAGAAAGAGATTAAGAGAGAAATACAACAAGAATTAGAGGATGAAGAAGAGATGGATGAAGAGTTTGGTAAGATGACAAAGAAACAAACTCAAGCATATACTGGAATGGATGATAAAGAACAAAAGGCATTATATAAAAAGATGAAGAAGGATGGAAATTTTGATGTCAAGAAAAATCTATCTGGTGCAGCTTCTGATGATAAAGATATTAGTGAAGAACTAAACAAAGATGATAAACCATTTATAAAAAAACTGGTAGGTAAATTAAGAGGTGGTTCTAAGACACATGCTAAACAAGCAGATGATTTAGAAAAGGCAATGAAAGAGGAATCAAATCCTCGTATTCCTAGAAAGAAAGGGCAACCAGCAGGATCAAAAAAACATTCAGACTTATATACAGATGAAAATCCTAAAGGAACTATTCATGGACTTGGTTTCAAGGACGTTGCTACTGCTAAAGCATCTGTCTCAAAGATCAGGAATTCTTCTAGATCACATGCTCATAAAATTCAAGCAGCAGTTGCTATGGAGCAAAGGGCAAGGGAGATGGGTAAGTCCTCAGAAGCAGCAGT